TGCTTTTCTTTTTTTGTCATTTAGTTTTTCAAAATATGCATCCATAAAAGCAATAAACTTTTCAGTCTTTTCTATTTCCTTATCAGCAACTGGAATCCCATCTGAAATGGCGGCATACATATCTTTAATAGCAAGGGCTAAATCCTCCCTAGCCCTTTGATTGTCATCCAGCTTTATTTGTAACCTTGTTAATGCGTTCACTTCCTCTGGCCCTCTTTTCTCTATAGCCTTATTAACAAGTATCTGATTTTCAATCCTCTTTTCCTCTAAATCTAATATCTTTATTTGCGTATCTCTATAATTCTCCATAGCCTGCAATCTTATAACTTCAGCCTGGTTTGTATCGTTAACTGTTCTTAGGTAGTTCTTACTCTCGTGTTCTAGTTTTTTTATCTCCCTATTGGTCTTCTCTAAATTCCAAGTAAGGTCTTCTTGGGCTGCGTTTGTTGCCAATGCTGCATAATAGTAATCCAGTTGCCCATGAGTTAGCAAAAACCACAATTTAGTTCCTTCCTTTAGGAATTTAAGTCCTTTCTTAAATTCAAAGAAAAATTCTCCAATTGATACAGAAAGATCGTGCCAAGCATTTCCCCAAGCCACAGATGCAGCACTCATTCTTGTCATTTCTTTTTGGGCATCTACATTTGCCATCATGTAGTCATTTGCAGACTGTACGGCTACTCTAAAGGCTATTATTGCAGCCGTTACACCAGCAAAAGCAACTGCTAAAAATGGAAGTGATGCAGTTAACCCTTTCATTCCTAATTGCACTAATTTAGCTTGTGCTGTTCCTGTCCCAAAGTGGAAAGCTAACATTCCTGCTGTTTTAGCTGCCTTTTCTTGATTTTCAGATAAATTTTCAGCCTCCTTTTGCCCTTCCTTTATAGCATTATTCATGTCATCTAGGTTTTTGGTAGCCTCACTAGATTGATCTGAAACATTTTCTATGCTATTAGCAAGTTCTTGAGTTTCTTTTTCCCCCTTTACATCGGCCTGTATCTCAACAGTATATTTCTTTGCCATTATCTATATATTTGATTGCTTTTTAATAATCTTTTTGATTGCTTTTTAAACCCTTTCCAGTCAGTAACTTTCTTATATCTACCCTTTGCAATTTCTACTTCTTCTGATACATTGTACCATTTATCTGATTGTAGTTGTTTTATTATTTGTGGTATCATCTTTTCTTCTTTATTAAATCATTTTGTAACTTAGATAAGTCTGCATTATAGCACAAAAACATTAGAGCCTTATCTGCTTTAAGATTTGTGACAGATCCGAATTTGAGAATGTTTCCATCCGATAAGGTGTAGATAGAAGAATACCAAGACCATTTATTGCTAAATCTTGCTTCACTTTCTGTTCCCGATCCTTCGGAGTCAAAGATTTCAGGATATTTATTGTTAATTGAAGTCCGATAGTGAAAAAAAAATTGGCTGCACTTAAAGCAACCCCCAATGGCATTTCCCTTAATTTTTCGTTTGAGCCTTCATACTCCCTTACCTTGTAAGTATCTTTGTAGCTACTTGCAATAGGTCTATAAAGTATAGACATTAGTTTGTGATAGTCTTTTGTATTGTTGTACTTATCCATATCAACAAACTCCCCAAATGTAATATCATCAAAGTCTGGAATAAACCCATATTCAATGCCATCTAATTCAAACCTTCTAATTAAAGTGATCTTTTGGTTTAAGGCATTGTTTAGTTCACCAATTATCTTCTCAATATCGCTAATCTTTAAACCATTGTAATGTTTTCCATCAATATCATAGAAAATCTCTAAGGCCTTCCTGTTTGCAAACTCTTCTTCAGCATCCTCTTCTACAATAGATGTGAACTTTTGCCATTGAGATAACTTTATATCATTTATACTCTCTGGTATTCTAATTTCTTTTTTTATCATATTATTTTACGCTTCATAATGTGGATTAGTATTCACTTTTAATAGTTTTAAGGTTAGCATTTCCTTTCCAGTATCAAATGAGATATTTGTTATGTAATGATAGAACCCATTAAAGTAGACTATATGCAAATCTTGTGCTTTTAGATAAACATTGTATTCAGATGGGAATGTAACCTCTATATTGTATCCTGTATTATCATACAAAGAAAGTAGCCAATCTTTGAAGAATACAGTAGTTATTGTGTTCTCTGCTGGTACTCCAACAAAGGAATTCTCAGTTTCATAAGACAAAGAGTTACTGCTGTCAGTAGCAACCAGGTCTTGCACTTGACTATATTGGGAATATTCATCTTGTTCAGTATATGCCTTTGTTCCATTTGATGCAGTTACTGATGTTTGTAGATAATATGGATAAGATGTTGATGTTTTGTCATTCTTATACAACATTATAAACTTACCCTCTGCTGGATTGTAAGGATCTTCATTTGTTAAGTGAAAATGATGCCTTAAATCTGTTATTCCAAGTTTCGTTCCATCCTCATGAAACCTATCCATGTAGGCAGGAGGGAATACATTGAAAATACTCTCTTTTTTGAATTGACCTTTGCCAAAGTCTACAACAGGCCTATAAAACTCTTCTGCAAAATCTCTCCCTATTGTTTCATTGAAAGCAACATTTGGATAGTCATTTGACTCGGCATGGCGAAGAGTTATCTCATTGTAGACATTGTTTTTATTGTAATTTAACTCTTGCCTATCTACATAAGAAGTTAGGTCAAGAATTGGATTGTTGTATAGACTTACAAAGTCTTGTATCTTGTAGTCTTTTGTTCCTGTTTTAGTCAGCACTAGGTTGAAGGCATCTAAGAACCCACTTAGAAAATCAATAACCCTCATCTCTGGCATAATCCTGCTTGGCTTAAAGACTGTCGTAATAGGATCAAATGGATAGCTTTGAGTTTCTAGTGTAAGACTAACCCCAGTCATGGTTGATGATGTTGTCTTCCAATCAAACCTAACAACTTGATTTTGAGTCAAGGTCATACTCATTACCAAAGTTCCTGTAAACTGGTCTATCTCCCAAGTTCCAATTGTACCTGATGTAGCATTGTCTACTGCCTTAATGTCTATTGGCCCTCCTGTATCTTGAACATTATAAGCAAGAGTAAACACATAATCTCCACCAAAAGGTGCTGTATATAATGATGTGCCTGAGTTCCAATTGTTGTTCTCATCACTTACTTCATTAGCCAAAAGCATTTGAGTATAAGATGTGGTTATAGTTAATGATGTTGAGTTTCTAACAATCGTATTGTATCGTGCTTTTACCCAATAAGAGTCATTATCAAGCCATTTTATTGGAAATAGGTAAGCATCCTCAAAGTAACTGGTAATAGTATCGGAGTAAGTTAGATTGTAGCCATAGTTAGCAAATATAGTATCTATAAAGGTCTTTATATCAAAACCTACTCTTAACTCTTCTATCTGTACACCTTGTAATCTTTGAGTAATGTCATTAAGATTTGAAGGAGGCCCATCCCATTGAAACCATCTATTCCAAGAGATGATAGGAATGTAAACATTCTCTCCTATTAACCCTACATTACCATCCCAACTATCTGTAACTGTACTACCTGACCATGTAAAAGAGAATTGGGAATCCCAGTATACATCCTCAAGCAAATCTGCTCCAATTATAGACTTTAGGTTGCTAACCCTAGAATAGAACACAACCGAATAGCTTTCTGGTTTGTTCTCCTTGTATGTAACCTTTATTACCTCTAAAACACCCTTAATAGAGTCAACACCTCCAAGATCCAAGATTGTATCAATCCCTAAGTTTGGATTTGGCATCCCTTCATTGCTTCTAACTTCAATATGGCCCAGTAAATAGTTGTTGTTACTTGTAGCTGGTAGTCTAAAGTCTTTAGTGAAATCTGAAACACTACTTCCAGCCCTATTCTCAGAAAATACATCCTTTTTAATCTCTATACTCTCATCAGGATACAAATCTAACTGCCCATTGTCTGTAAATAGTTTTATATTCATATTATATCAATGTATTTATTGATGTATTAGCTTGTTTGAGGTTGAAGGTATAATTTATCAACTTATTATTTAAAGATGTCTTGAAATTGATGCTACTGGTATCTATTGTATAAGGTTGTAATGTATCTGCATCAAAAAGGTCTTCACTTAACATCATTTGCTTTATAACCTCATTATAGTCTTCATCTATCCATCCAGTATTCACTCTCATGGATTCTCTTCCATGAATATTGGCCATTCTAAATTGCCCTTGTTGTTCCGTTAAAGACATTGATGGAGTAGTGCTAATATCAACAGGACTTGTCATTACTTCTGTCCTTTTAACATCTAAACTTTCTTTTTTAGTGCCATATACAAGTAAGTTATCCCAAACCCCATATCTATTCAAAAATTGGAGATTCTTAAATCCATATTTACAAGGCTCTTCTATTGTAAACTCATAAACCTTTGTTACAGCAGTTCCACCACTATCAGCACCATATATTTTATACTCTGTTATTGGATCGGTATACCCTCCACTTGTTGCTAGTTGCTGAATCTCTGTACTCCCTGCTTTTATAGCTGCTATCTCATTAGTCAATCCACTTGTTATGATGTATAGGTCAAAATCTCCATCATTGACATCTATCACTACTTGGTAAACGGCTGCCGTTGAGTCTTTAGCCAAGAACATCCTCATGCTTGTGCCAGTAGGTATGTCCATCTTCAAGGGCCTGTTGGTCATCCAGTAAGAATTGCTTGAATTACCTAAATGTGTGCTTGGTAAATAGTTGATTCCCTCTAAATAGTAGTTGTATCCATCTAAGGCTATTGCATCACTTAATACAATTGGAGTACCCACAGTAGATGTTCCATACTTGTAGTTCAAAGTTACTGCTACATGGACATAAATTAGATATGTATCATTTTCAGTAGAGAAAGTATACTTCCTACTTCTTAAATAATCCTTTACCAAGTCTTGCACATTGAATCTAGCCGTTCCATTTGGCTCTGGATACTTAGCAAGTTCATATTGTGGAGTAGCAGGCTTTGTTCCTCCCCCTGTTCCTTGCCATATATATACATCTGCTGTATATTGAAAGTCTTGGTTTGTATATAGTGCATCATATACTGCATAGAGTATTGGACTTCTTGCAAATACTATGTCATTAGGCTCTTCGTATGTCATCTCTTAAATATGTATTCTATTGATTCATCTATATTGTTAATCATACCAAATATAAGATCATCTGGCAACTTGTCTTTTAAGGCATTGTAGGAATTGGTAAACCACATTGTAGGAGCAATACCCCTATTCATCAAAGACCTCTTTATAAGGAACTCTAGTTTGTTTCTATTGGCTTTAGTATTAGGTAGTTTCTTTCCAACCCCAAACCTAGACCTCAACCTCAACTTTAAACCTCTTCTCTTTATCCATTTGTTGAGGGCCTTACTCATTGTACTTCCACTACCATATCCTATGTCTGCATTGTACAACTCACTACTCTCATCTATCTGCTTTAGCTTGTATCCATCAGTACCCCTGTCTAACATTACTCCATACTCGTTGAATTCAAGAGTTATCTTAAACCCTCTTATGTTGTAACTTATACTCCTTGCCAAATCCCCAGTAGCTCTATATCTCTTGCTTCCACTCTTGTACCTCTTTACACTTTTAGCCTCGTAGGAGTTGCCGTTGAATTTAGACTTGTACCTATACCTTGTCCTCCTGGCATTTAGGTTGTCCTTCAAGTTCTTTGCTAAGTCCTCTGCAAAGATGTTTAGGATTTGTGGAGAATCTTTTTGTAGTACAATGTTTGACATTAGCAGATGCTTGGATTTTTAGGTACTTCTATATTTACTAAGATGCTCCATCCTGTAAGCACATTCTCCAAATCTTCAATGATAGGCTCTGCCGAAGTAGGAAAGGTAAGTTGCATTTTGTCGGAGTAGCTGTCCCCTCTTGCAAACTCTTCACATACCCATCTAAGTTTCTCAAAGAGTTCGTGCAAGATGTCTTGTCTGTTGTCTATTCCGTAGAAGGCCAGGTTCTGATCGTTCCTGTTCTTCTTAGAGAAGTCGGTAACATCTAAGACAATTAGTAGAAAGCTAAATGTGTTTGTCTTCTCGTTGAAAGATGATGTAGTAGGAACAATGTGAGCTAGTGGATATATGCTCTGCCTCTTTAAATCTATGTCTTGCTCATCATCCAAAGTAATAGTATTGAAACCTTTTTCCTTGAATAAATCGTACAATCTTTCTGTAACCTGATAGAATCCTAGCATCTTCTTTTAATTTATAACGAAACAAATTCTACTTTAGTAGTTGCATCTGAGAAATGTCCAAATGTTAAATAAATGTTAAATTGTATTTTATTTTTGTTTTTACTTGACTTTGTAAAAAAAATGTTCTAACTTTGCCCACACATTCGTATGAGAAATATATCAAGGGTGCATACAGGTAAGAACATAATCCAACTCCGTTCACACTCCTAAACCTTTAGCTTACCCAACATTTCACTTGTGAAAAACTTTTAAAGTTTGTAGAGTATGTAGGTTGATACCTAACCCCCCTCCCCTTCTCCCACAAGGCGAAAGGCCCACGAGTAAGAAGGGAACAATTTTTTTATGGAAGGCCTGGACATGATAACTACCAACCAACCTTTTAAACAATTGCACAATATCAATTAACATCTATAAGCTTTTGTATATCATAACTTTTATTGATATCTAATATCCTTTTTTTAACTATTGGTTTTTGTTTCTTTTTAAAAAGATCTTTGCACAATTTTGCAATTTTGGTTATTTTCTTTTTTTGCCCATAGGTGTTATATACTATTTTAGCAAATTTTTGGTTATCTCTATTAACCACAAATAAGATTAAGTGATCTATTATTTTATCTCTCATCTTGCTCTCCTTTCTTTATTAGTTTATCATTATTCCACTTATCCATTATTTGCTCATTGGTTGATATTGTTTTTTAGTTTCACCTGTAATTTTGCCAAGCTTTTTAAGCACCTTGAATGGTGAAGAACCTGTAATCACTAATTCACGTTTAGCATCGGTTATAACAAGAAAACGTCCTGTTTTCATAATTATTACATCCTTACCAAATCGTATCCATTGTTTTGTTTTTTCATCTACTATTCTATTAAATTCAGGTTCACCCATTAATGATGATTTAATACCAGATAGTGACTCTTTTGTTAGTACTTTGATAGTCATTTTATTCTCCTTTCTTTTTACCAGTTTAAATTGTTAGCTAACATATTAACCTCACTCATTAAAATATTGTGACAGCCTATTTTTATTGTATTCTTTGTCACTTTGTTTATTTGATAATATCCTATTCTTTGGCCTTCTACATTTTTATTATTTACTATGGCCTTATATAAGAGGTTGCACTCTTTTATATCTACTTTTACATTTTGGCTTGTTTCTATACTTTGTTTGTCTTTACTTACTCTTAATAACTCATTATCTAGCCCATGAATATAACTAGTTTTATAAGTGTTAAATAATTGTCTAGTTTCTTTTACTTTCTTTTGTTGGGCCTTTTGTTTGTTTATCTTATCTTTTTTTGCTAGAACAGACAGTTTTTCTAACAATTTACCCGTATCTTTTATAACCTTATTATAAATACTTTTAATAGTTTTATATTTGTCTGTCAAATATGGCAAATAATTTTTTTTATTAACTTTTTTTAATTTTCGTAATATTTCATTATTTGCATAAAATAAATTATACTTATATATAATAGACCTTATATATAATTCTGGTTTCCTTGCAGATCCCAATTTATTATAATTATTGATAATTAAATTATATACTATCTCAATATTTGTATCCATTGAAAATATACAATTGTATTGTCTACTAGCCTGAGTTATTAAACTAATATGCTTACTGGTTGTATTGCTATAACCTTCATTATTAATATACATTATATTATTACCTAATTTTTGAGCTAATAAATAATGATGTCCATAACTATACAATTTATCATAATGAATGAATAAATTGTTTACTGACTTTGTACTGTTACTCACATTTTCGTTGGCGAAATAGTGACAAATATCACTGTTGGTTTTTACATTTTGTTTCATGATCTTTTTTTTATGTTTAGTTATTGAATTAATTATATTGCAATAATACAATAATTATCAATACAAATTACAAAAAAAGTAAAAAAAAAGTTAAATATTTTATTGTTAAATAATTGATTATAAATAACAAGTATTAAAATACACCGAGAAAATCATGGGCCTGGTCTAAATCCTGATCTAAATCCTGATCTAAAATACACCGAGAAAATTTAGCTTATAATGTACTTTCCTTGATTCCTTATAGAATGTTCAGCTATATATCTCAAAGCATCTATTGAGTGATTGTGCATATCCACAGGCCTGTTGGATAGTGATCCATCTGAATATTGCTTCCACTTGTACAGATCAAATTCTTTTTTAATATTAATGGATCGTGCAGTAATAATAATGTTGTGCCTTTTCAGTAGGTCTATGCCATGAGCAATGCTATCCTTTCCTTTTTTAGCTTTGATCATTCTCCATCCTCTTCTTTGCAAGTCCTCAATGCTTTTTGGATCTTGAGGATCAGCTACTATTTTGTCAAATTTGTTGATCTTGTTTGTGTATAGAAAATAGTCTATATCATCATTTGTCATCTCTGTTTGGTATAGAACTTCATCTATATACAAGTCCAGGCCTCCTTGATATAAGCCTACCAAAGTTGTTGGATCATTAGAGAACCCAAAGTCCATTCCATAACCTCTAAAGACAGCACTCTTTGGTAATACACCGATGGTTTTATACTGAAATACTAACGCTGGATTTTTGGCCCTTTGGCCCATTCCGAAGACTGTCCAGTAGTGGAGGTCTGTTTCCTTCAAACTTTCAATCTCCTTGATCTCTCTTTTGGTCAAAAAGGGGTTGTCTTTATAGGTAGAAACATAATAACCACAATCCTCTCTTATAATCAATTTTTGGTATATCCAATGCAACTCCTCCATAGATGGATTAAAGTCTATTACAACCTTCAATTTAGTCCTTATATTCAATTGGAAGAACTCATCCCAGTCTAATTCATTTGCCTCATTTATAAATAGTATATCTCTCTTGCTTCCTCTTACTTTTTGAGCCTGGTCTACGGCAAAAAATTCAAACAAGTTTCCAAACAAGTTGTAGGTGTTCTCACTTTTATTGTGTTCTTTGGTTCTGTACCAGCCATTATTGTGTAGTATCTCAATGAAATCTCTATAACTAGTTTGCCTAAGCGATGGAAATGTTTTCCGTACAACACTAATCACCAGGCCCTGATCTTTGTTAGTGTAGGCAAATTCCATTAAAACTTGAAGGGTTGAATAGGTTTTACCTGATCGTGTGCCACCTTGCAAGGTAGAGATCCTATTTTGACAACCTTTCAGATCATGGTATGCTTTTGGTTGTTTAATTTCTGACATCCTTATTTATTATTTTGCAAATAGTAGTTTTGCTCACTCCATATTGTTTGGCAAGTTGGCTGTAACTAACCTTTACCTTTCTTCTTTTTCCTCTTTTGTACTCTTTTCGGATTTCTTCAACTTGCTCGTTTGTGACTTTGAGATTGTGGTTGACTTTTTTTTTTACAACAACCTCTTCTTCTTCTTGGACTGGTAGTTGTTTTATATCTTCCTCTCCTACTACAACAGCATCCTCAATGGTTGTTCCAAACCAGTTGGGAGCAGACTTCTCCTTGTCTTGCTCTATTTTAAGTTGTGCTATTTTCACATTGTACTCTTCTGGAAATGTTCTCTCTAGCAACCATGCCGATGCCTGCCAATACTTTTCGCTATGCTTATCAAGTGACTTGAGGTGTTGTAGCTTAAATAGTTGGAGGGCCGATTGAACATCAGCCTCCCAATCAGGGTTGGTCTTGATCTCATTTTTCATCCAACTTTCAGATACACCCACAGCAGCACAGGCCAATGAAGGAGCAACACCCTTCCTAATTACACCGAGCATGGCAGCCTTCAACTCATCGGTCACTACTCTTGGCCTTCCTCCACTATGCCTCTTTATACTCTTGATTTTTGCCTTAGTATCACTCGCATTTTTTAGGTATTTTTTAGCCATCTACCATCAATTTAGTTATAGCATATTCAAAGGCATAGCCCTTGCTAGTGCTGTCAGTTTCATCAACCACTCTCTTACACCACTTGGCCCAAAGATCATAAACATCATCCTTTACTTGAATGCTTATGGTATTAAAGCCACCATCATGGTCTGTTATATCTTCCTCTTTTATATCATTTAGGCTTTCCCACTCGGCTTCTTTAGTGTTTATAAGGTCATCTATCTCTTCCCCATCAAATGGTACTATATCA